AGTCGATTATGCGGACCTCTTGAGGCCAAAAAGGAACGAAAGAGAGAAAAGACATGAGTTGGAAACTATTTATGAAGAGTTGCGTGGATTAGCACAAGAATTCAAATGCCCGGTTTATACTGCCTCCCAAACGAACAGATCCGGACTGAATGCAGAAGTGATTACGATGGAGTCAATTAGTGAAGCATTCAACAAGTGTTTCGTGGCAGACTTTATATTCTCCGTATCTCGAACCGTTGAAGACAAGTCTGCCAATACGGGTAGAATATTTATCGCCAAAAACAGACAAGGGTATGACGGGATGATATATCCGATTTTTATGGACACCAGCAACGTGAAAATAAAAGTGTTTGAACCTACTAACGAAACTATAGAGGAAATTACCGAAAAAGCCGCCGAACAGCAGTTGGGAAAAATTAAGAAAAAATACCAAGATTGGAAAAAAGGATAACAGAATGTACGATGCCGAAAAGGTCCGAGAAGCGACTTTGCAATATTTTGATGACGATGAATTAGCAACAAATGTGTTTATGACAAAATATTGCCTTAAAGATAAAAACGGCAACTACATGGAAAAGACCCCCGATGACATGCATCGCAGGTTGGCGGCGGAATTCACTAGAATCGAGCAGAAGTATCCAAATTCGCTTTCGGAACAAGAAATATATGAATCGCTGAGATATTTCGGCCACATTGTTCCGCAGGGGTCTCCCATGTTCGGCATTGGCAATGATTTTGTTAATGCGTCTTTGTCGAATTGTGTGGTGGTAGAGTCTCCGGAAGATAATATTTCCTCAATAATGGAATCTGGAAAGGAATTGGCAAACTTGTTTAAGAACAGGTGTGGCGTTGGAATCGATATCTCCAGCCTGAGACCTGAGAACACCGCGGTTAATAATGCGGCGAAAACCACCACCGGAGCGTGGAGTTTCGCTGACTTTTATTCCTATGTTTGCCGTATGATTGGCCAGAACGGTCGGCGAGGCGCCCTGATGATTTCGATGGATATTCGCCATCCTGATATCGAGAAATTCATTACGATGAAACACGATCTGACGAAAGTAACCGGCGCCAACGTGTCGGTCAAGATTACGGACGAATTCATGAAGGCGGTAGAAAGCAACGAATTGTTTTCTCTCGAATTCCCGGTCGGAGCGAACGGCGCTGCGAAGATTCGGAAGAACGTCAACGCCAGACGCTTGTGGAAAAAGATTGTTGACTCCGCTACCCAGACAGCAGAGCCCGGGCTATTGATGTGGGATAACATCATCAAAAGGCTCCCCGCTAACGAATACGAGGGCTTCGAGACGGTTTGCGTCAATCCGTGTGCAGAAATTGCGCTTTCGGCTTACGATTCGTGTAGACTGATATCTATCAATTTAAAGAACTTTGTTGAAAGTGCATTCTCCGAAGATGCTTATTTTAATTTTGAAAGGTTCGTGTCGACCGTCAAGACGGCCATGAGATTGTCAGATGACTTGGTAGAGCTTGAGTTAGAGAAGCTTAATAAGATTAAAGAAACATGTGATACAGAAGACGAATGCAAAATGTGGGACAACATGCTACAAGCATGCGAGTCCGGACGACGCACCGGCTTAGGGACTCATGGGCTGGCCGACACACTAGCCTGTCTAGGCCTGAAATACGATTCGGTCCACGCGCTGGAGATAATGGATAGTATTTATAACTCTTTGAAGGTTGCCGCATATCAGGAGAGTGTCGAATTGGCGAAAGAGCGCGGGGCCTTCCCCGTATTCGATTGGGCCCGCGAAAAGGATAACGAATTTATCAAAGATTTGCCAGAGGCGCTCAGGGCGGAGATCGAGAAGCATGGAAGGAGGAATATCTCAATCCTCACCAACGCTCCGACCGGATCTGTTTCAATTATGTCACAAACTAGCACTGGGATTGAACCAGTGTTTAGGAATTCCTACATTAGAAGAAGGAAATTAGCCCACAACGAACAGGATCTAGAAGCCGATTTTATCGACGATATGGGGGACAAGTGGTCCGAATACAAAGTTCTTCATCATAACTTGAAAGATTTCTTCAATTTTTCGGAAACGAAGGAGACTCCAAATTATTTTGTGACTTCCGCCGAGATTGATTGGCAACGCCGGGTTGACGTCCAGGCAGTGATTCAAAGACACATTGACCATTCGATAAGCAGTACAATAAATTTACCAAAGGACGTTGATCCAAGTGTTATTGGGGACTTGTACTTACAGGGGTGGAAAAAGGGCCTCAAGGGTATAACTGTGTATGTCGAGGGAAGTCGCGACGGAGTGTTACTCTCCGGAGAAGAGGACGACCCCGCTACAGAGTTTCCGCAAAACAGAGCGCCCAAGCGCCCGGAACTGTTAGAATGTGATATTCAACACACGACAATTCAGGGAGAGAAATGGGTGGTACTAGTGGGTATGTACGAAGGCAAGCCGTACGAGGTGATGGGGGGAAAATCAGATCTTATCGAGATTCCAAAGAAATACAGTAAAGGAACTTTGATCAAGAATAGTAGAAAAACCACGAACTCCAGGTACGATCTCAAGTTTGGGGATGATGGTGACGAGGTAGTGATCAAAGATATAGTCAAGGTATTTGACAATGCCAATCACTCCGCATTTACGAGAATGATTTCCCTGTCGCTGCGCCATGGCGCAAAAATAAACTTTTTGGTTGAACAATTGATGAAAGACCGAGACAGTGACATGTTTAGCTTCGCAAAGTGCATAGCCAGAGTCCTCAAAAGATATATCAGCAACGGAGACAAGGTTAACGGTTCATCCTGCCCTGACTGCGAGTCTGAGCTGGTTTATGTTGATGGCTGCGAGTCTTGTTCATCATGTGGGCACTCAAAGTGTTCATAATTTTATACATTTCCAACATAGGGAGAAAAGAATATGTCGGTATCTGAATCTATTATTAAAAAACATGACGAAATGCTTTATCCAACCGTACGCATTAGGGCTCGCGGCGCCGGCGGCAGTGGCACAGTGGTTTACTCTGAGAGCCACGGCGACGAATACCACACGTATGTCATAACAAATCATCACGTTGTCTCGAAGTGCATAAAAATAGAGAAAAAGTGGGATCCAGTGAAAAAGAAGAAGGTGGATACAGAGATTCTCGACACAGTTTATGTGGAGTTCTTTAAGTACAATAACTTCTCACACTGTATCGGAAGTTTTGCCGTAGAAGCGGATATCGTCGCATATTCTGAGATAGAGGGAGGTCAAGACTGGGCCCTCTTGAGAGTACGAGATAAAGAGAGTAAGGCGGGCTATGTAGCGCACAAATTCCCACAAGAAGAAATCGAGAATATTCATATTTTTGATCGCTGCTACGCTGTCGGCGCTTCGCTGGGCCACGCCCCCATTGCTACGTATGGGCACATTTGCTTCACTGACGACGAAATTGGGCACTATAAATACTGGATGTCCACCGCTCAAACCATATTTGGTAATTCAGGCGGCGCCCTTTACAGGTATTCGGACGAAAGAGAGAGATACGAATATATAGGGATTCCCTCCCGGATCACCGTGCAGCCGCTTGGCTTCAGTGCGGACTCAATAACTCACATGGGGTATTTCATACCTATTGAAAGAGTTTATAACCTTCTTCGAGAGAACAATTACGATTTCATTTATGATTCGAGCATTTCGTTTGAAGACTGTGCCAAGCTTCGAGGCGAGATAGAAGATGAAGACGAACCGGACGAGGACGACGAATAGTCGTTAACAAACAGCGAGATTTCGTATAAAATGGGGAAGTTAGACGGAGAAAAAATGAACTTTCAGCCAGTGAATAGGCATATGTTGATTGAACCTATAGAGATAGCAGACGCGGCAGAATCGCAAGTACTTCTGCCAGAAGATTACAAGCCCTCGGACGAACGATATAAATTATGTAAGGTTGTGAAGGTTGCCGCTGATTGCACTGAACAGGTAGCACCAAACATTCTAGCGATCGTTAACGCCTCTATGATAGAGGAGATTCGAGTACTTGATAACAGGTTTTTTTTAGTACTAGAGAACCATATTATGGGAGTGGTAGGTGATTAACGGAGATAACAAGCGAGAGGATGTATGATCTCTGCCAAACTTTTGTGTGCTGCAGTAACGGCGATGAA